TTTTAAAAACTATTTTGGTAATCTTGCCAAATCTTTTGTAGTCCTTGACCCACAGCATCTGAAAAAATATTAGGTTCTGTGGGTTTTTTTATTAACCTCATTCCAATTTCTTCAAGAGACTTATCTCCCTTTTTAAGATTACATGGAGAACAACATGTTACAAGATTCTTCCAAGTATTATCACCACCTTTTGATTTTGGAATAATATGGTCGATTGTTAAACTCTTTTTACTTCCACAATACACACAAGAATAGCCGTCTCGTCTCATAATTCGATGACGATTAACTCTGATACGTCTTGACTTAATTGATACGTAATTTAAGAGCCTAATGATTAAAGGTCGAACAAACTTACCAACACTTGACACAATAGGAGTATCTGCCGATTTAACAATCTCAGCCTTACCCTTATATACCAAATTGAAACCTCTTTGTAATGAAGTTACATTGATTGGATTATAATCCGCATTTAATACTAAAACACCTTGTACCATAATATCTACAAAATTAAGGACAATTATTAAAAAAAACAAATATTACAATAGAAAAATATATTATGAATTATTTATTGATATCTGTTTGACAATAAACATAAATTTCATCATACTTAATTATTATATACCATGGACCCGAAAGACGGAATTCAAGAAGAAACAGTTGTTATAAATAAACAAACAGAATGGACTGAGGACGAGTGGGACAATTTTAATAGTGAATATTCAATAGGATAAAATATGTATTGTATAATTAAGTATATCAAATTAGAAAAAAAAGAACTTCCTGTCATTATCTTGAATTCTCAAGATGAAGTTTTAGAGTTCGAAAAAGAATCAGATGCTAATGAGTGGAAGGACATTCTTTCTATGAATTCAGATTCAGGATACAGATATGTTGTCAAGAAAATTTGACAATAAGTAATTTTACATTATATTTGTAGAACAATTTAAATGCGTCTTTTCTAAATTCAGGATTTGTTGAATATCCATAGAAATGTTCGTTGTCTACATGTAGAGTTTCATCAGAAAAAATCTCATCACCATTAGTGTCATAAATTAATGTTTTTTTGTTGTTGGTAATATAATTGATTAAAGAGTCACCCATCACATCATCAACATCTAATATCTCAAGTTGATTTAATATTTTTTCATCCCAAGATACGATAAAATATTGAGTTATACCATAATAATCTTCTTTATTTACATCTCCCTGTCCTTCACAATTGCTACATGTTTCTTCACCTGAACCTCCGCACCATGTACATTCTACCTCACCTGACCCCCCACATGTATTACAACTTTCTCGTCCCGAGCCGTCACATGAACTACATTCATCACCTTCTTCATCATTACCACTACCTTCACAATAATCACAATCTACATCGCCACTTCCGTCACAGTTACCACAATCGTCACTACCTCCACCGTTACACTCGTCACAATTAACATTACCTGACCCACCACATGAGTCACACGATTCTTGAACATCATCGTCATCTATTGTGTAATACGTGAATATGAATAATTTTGAAATTATCTCGTTAAGTATAGTTTCTCTTTTATCTTGAGGTACTGGAACTAGCATACATACACATATTAATTCTTTTGGGTCTAAAGTGTTCATGACCTTCTTATATAAATCATCATTTTTAAAAAGTCCATAAGCATTAGTTGGTGTAGAATTTTGTAATGTTGATTTTTTAGATATCTTATTTGCCAATGAAAGTATTCGATTTTTGTTCATATTTATAAATATGAGAAAAATATTAAATGAGATAAATAGAATTAGACTAAACTCTAATTTAGATATTATTAATGAGGAATCATTCTCAGACGAACTATTTAACGGACCTGACCCTAATTGGGATTTAGGAAGTCCTTCAGGTCACAAAAAACGTCACCCAAGTGGAGGATGGAAAGATAATAACGCTTATGATATAAGACCGAGTAATAACATCGAAAAAGGGGGTGGTACACCAGTATATTCTATTGTTTCAGGTAAGGTTACTAGTGCGACAAATAGAAACGGATTTACAAGATTAAAAAAAGGTGGCGAAACTTACAATTTGTTTGGTAGTAATTTAACAGTCACAGGTAATGACGGTATCGATGCGTTTTACACTCACTTAGAGAATTTACAAGTTAAAAAAGGTGATGATGTTAAAAAGGGACAATTAATTGGGTATATAGGTGACGCTGAAGGAAGATTCCATGACCATGTTCACATTGCTGTTAGTAAAGGAGATGTTAAAGATTTGGTGAACTCATCAACAGGTAAACTAAAGGGTTCAGATAACATATCATCGATTGCATCTTCCCCTGTTGGAGATAATTTTGATTTGGAATCATTACTCGATAAAGTTGGTTTGGATATTTTTACAAAAAATGACTCTGAGGATGTAATTGCAAGTAAGATAAAATCTTCATCACCTGATATTGTAAGTAAGGAAGATGGTGAGTGGACGATTGGGGGTTATAGTTTATCGGATATTGTTAAAACTGCAAAAGAATTCTTTAATTTTGAATCTGTTGTTGACAGAAACAAAATAATATCTGAAATTGTTAAACAAAAGAAAAAAATTATTTAGATTTTACTTCAGTAACACTATTTGAATCCCATTCAATACGATTAGTTTCAGAATCATATACTTCAGTGTTTATATCCCTACCTTCCCAAGGAGAAAAGTTGCCATCGTATTCGGCTCTTTGTGAAATTGGTAATACATTTTTTTCAGAATATGAATATATTTTATGTTGATATGTTACGGTTTGAAAAACTGTTTCATTGACATCGATATTAAAAGTGTATTGTTTAATTTGAGGTATTTCTAAATCTGAGTCAATCACTCCATTGTCAATTTTTAAGTAATTCATCGAATATAATGCAAATGCAAAATCAATATCTTCGTATTCTCCCTTACCAATCCCCATTAATTCTAAAGTATATTCAATTGACCTGAAAACGTCATCGTCACTTATATTATATATCTTAGGGTTTTCAGAATCATTATCTAATAAAACTTTGTATAAAGTTGATATTAACTTTTTCAATATTCTTTGATTAAAATTTTGTAGTTTGGATTGTGACATATGATATAAATATAGGATTTAAATAAAAAAATATACGTCTCCACAGATATTTATCCATCTCCACATATTTATTAGTATGAATAAAAAATATAATGGTAGAAAGTTAAGTAAATGTACTTGTGATAATTGTGGGATTGAGTTTGAAAAACCTCAATCAGAGATTACTCGTAATTTGAAAATTGGACGTAGAAATTTTTGTACAAGAAGTTGTTCTGGCGTTGGTAATACTAAAAATTTTGGAAACCGAAAAAACAATTATGATATTTCTAAACATTCGGCAAACTCGAGGGACGAGTTTACACCATTTAGATACCATTTTAGAAATTGTAAAAAAAGATATAAGGATGTTGATATTGATTTACAATACTTAAAAGAAATATGGGAAAAACAACAGGGGGTTTGCCCATTCTCAGGAGTAAAATTAGTTTTAAATGCGTACACAAATATATTTAAGGACCAAAGGTATTCGGCTTCATTGGATAGGATTGACTCAAATAAGGGGTATGTTAAAGGTAATATCAGATGGGTCTCAAGAGCAATTAATCATTTAAAAAATGATATGACAGATGACCAACTAATTGAATTTTTAAATATTATTTCAGAAAGGTATAAAAAATAAAGGGACCGAAGTCCCTTTATTAAATGGTGGAGATGCCGGGGGTCGCTAAACATAATAAGTTTCCTTACTAACTGGACTATATCATCACCCTCAAATGTAGGGCGTCGGATTCTTGTGTGGTATTACATTAGAAGCGTCTAAATCCCACTAGTCTCTGCACCTTCCTCTTCCTGCGAGGCTCGGCTCAGTATTGTCATCAGCATTACCTGTTAAGAGTTCACTGAATTCTTCCGATTTTTAATAACATATTACTATGTTATGGGTCCAACATTAAACCCGGGTCCAAAAAAGTCTACCATAAAACACTACACGCTTAGGTTGGTATTAGTTCTTAATACCCCAAAATATTCTGTTTAGATTTCCCTTCTATAACAGACAAAAAAGGGTTTGTTTCTTTTTGGGTAGAAACCACACCACAACTACGACTTCTGTTGCAAGGTTGTGTGTCTGCCGACCCCTAGTAGGTTAATCCTAGATTAAGCTACAGATACTTCTTCAGTACGGATTAAACCGATAGAAGAAAGTTTAGAAATAACGTTGCCGTTTACAATTTGAATCAGTTTAACGGAGTTAACTCAGCTCCGGCGTGCGTTTTATGACAAATCCATTCCTGTCAAAGCCAAAAACATCCCCATAAATCAAAGAACTATGATACAAAGATATAAATATATTCTCAAATACACAAGTATTTATAAATAAAAAAATATGTCGTTATTGCAATCATTAAAAGATTTTGCGGAAGGTAAGATTGATAAGAGAACCCTTGAGTTCTCAGATGATGATGATTTAATTAGAGTTGATAGGGTAAACCAAAATAATTTGGGTAAGTCTTTGGTTAGTTTAGATTTTGGTAATCGAGATGAGTATACTAAATTATTTGTTGGAAGTGATGACCACTCAAATAACGAATATTATATGAACGTGGCTTTGGGCTCGTATTATGGGTATGATAGTGTTTTTATTGATGCGGGTTATTTTGCGGATGAAGAATGGAATGAGGGATATATCTATAGAAATTTTAGTGAAGAAAATAAAAACAAATTTAAAGAGATATTAAAAAGAATTAACCCAAAAATGCACCAAAAGATGGTGGGAAATGAGGATGATACTGAGATTTATAAATTTATGTCAGAAACTTTTGACAGAGAGATAAGTAATATTTCTTATGAATATGCGTCTTTATATGATGATGCCTTAGTCACAGGACTTCGTCAATATATCGAACAAAAAGTTTGTAAAAAACTTGACGATTATGGAATATATGAAAAAGTTTGTGGTTTAAGGTATTACACAACAGTAAACACATTAATTAGGTTTTGGAATGTTACTGGCTCAGATGAAGACGAAACAATTTTGGAAATCTTAAAAGAATTTATTAAAAAGTACGATTTATACATTGATGAAGATTTGGGTGACGATTATTACTCATATTATAGTCATGAAAATTTTGATAATGAAGGATTTCAAAGAGACGTATCAAGAGAACTTGAAAAAATAGAAGAGAAGGTTGATGAGATGGAGGAGGATGGTGAGTTATCTAAAAATTTAGAAGTTTATGAAAAATTACAAAGTTTAGGATATCGTTTAGGTGAATTTTATAGACTACCAAAAGAAAAAACATTTGGAGAGGCTCCAAAAATGTCCTTTAAAGTTGTTGATGTAACTGATGGTAAACTACAAGTTATTGAAAGAAATAATGAAACTTACCAAAGTGGAAAACGTGTTTTTTCAATGGAAGATTTCTTAAATTTTTTATATCACCCTACGTTGTTTGAATCAAAATTTTAAGTATCTTTGTTCTTATGATTGAAAACATTGATTTCCTTAAATCGGTACTATCCGTACCAACACATTCATTTCACGAAGATGAGATGATTGAGTATCTAATTAATTACCTATTTGAAAAAAAATACGACTACAAAATCGATGAAATGGGTAATATCTATGTCGTTAAAGGAACAATTAATGAGGGTGAATATTATCCATGTGTGGTGGCCCATACTGATACTGTTCATCCAATTGACACAATCAATGTTAGAGAAGAGTACTTACCAAACTCAAAAGGGGAGTTAAGTTTCTCATTGAAAGCATATAACAACGATGGTAAACCGACAGGGATTGGAGGTGATGACAAATGTGGAGTGTTTGCTTGTTTACAATTACTTGAAGAGTTTGATGTAATTAAAGCCGCGTTCTTTGTATCCGAAGAAGTAGGTTGTATTGGTTCTAAAAATGCTGACCAATCATTTTTTAGTAATGTAGGTTACGCAATTCAATTCGATGCTCCTGGCGACTATATGGTAACAGAATATTGTTATGGTGTTAAATTGTTTGAAACAGACTCAATTTTCCATAACACATCAAAACAAGTTTTAAATGAGAATATGTTATCTGAACCTGAGTTTATGCAACATCCGTACACTGATGTTTGGCAGTTAAAAAAACAATTTGATTTTTCATGTATTAACATTTCAGTTGGCTACCATAGTTACCACACAAAAAATGAGTACGTTGTGGTTGATGAGGTATTCGCGGGTGTTAAGTCAGGAATGAAACTAATTGAACAACTCGGACTCACCAAATACAAGTTCAAACAAGAATATCCAAAAGGTTTATTTTAAAATAAAAAAAGGGAGATTATTCTCCCTTTTTCTTTCTCTTAGGTTTTGGTTTGTCCTCAACCTCAACAAGATTTACCTCGTTTTTGTCATCGATTGATAGAATATATTTCTTATCTGTAACAATGGTTTCTTTAAGTACCTCATCTGAAATGAAATCTTCGAACTTTTCCTGAATTGCTCTTTTTAATGGTCTTGCTCCGTAAACCTCATCGAACCCTATTTTTGTAACGTACTTGATTGCCGATTCATCAAATTCAATATTATAACCCAATTCAGTCAAACGGTTTTTTAATTTTGAAACTTCAACAACAACAATCTTTTCCACATCTTCATTTTGGAGTGTGTTAAAAATAACAATCTCATCAAGACGATTCAAGAACTCAGGTGCGAAATAGTTTTTAAGTTCTTTGGTTAACATTGATTTTTTTAGTTCTTCATTAGCGTAAACATTATTTGTATCACTAAATCCGATACCACTTCCGAAGTCTTGCATTTTTTTAACTCCTAAGTTAGAGGTCATGATAATTAAACAGTTTTTGAAATTGATTTTTCTACCAAAACTGTCGGTCATATACCCCTCATCTAATAGTTGTAACAACGCTGAGAATATATCTTTATGTGCTTTTTCAACCTCATCGAATAATACAACTGAATATGGTTTTGTTTTAACTTGTTCAGTTAATTGACCACCTTCGTCGTAACCTACATATCCGGGAGGCGAACCAATAAGTCTTGACACAGAATGTTTTTCTTGGAACTCACTCATGTCAACACGAATAAGGTTTTCTTCACTACCAAATATTTGTTTTGCCAGTTCCTTCGCCAACAATGTCTTACCAACACCTGTAGACCCTAAGAATACAAATGAACCAATTGGTTTATTAGGGTCCTTAATTCCTAGTCTATTTCTTCTTATTGATTTTGCAATTTTTTGAATTGCATCTTTTTGACCAATAACTGATTTGGATAATTCGTTTTCTAAATTGATTAGATTATTTTTATCATCTAATGATAGTTTAGTTAAAGGTATTTTGGTCATATTAGACACGACTTCATATACCAATTCTTCAGAGATTTCCTTTCTATTCTCGAGTAGTTGAGATTCAAATTTCTTTTTTTCTTCGTCAAGTTCAGACAAGATTTTTTTCTCCTTATCTCTTAAACTTGCGGCTTCTTCGTAGTTTTGTTTTTTAACAACAAGTAATTTTTGATTTTTAATTTCTTGAGCTTGTTGTTTTAGGTCTTCGATGATTTCAGGATTTTTAACATCAACCTGAGCTCTTGCTCCAACCTCATCCAAAATATCAAAAGCTTTGTCAGGGAATTCTCTATCGGTGATATATCGCTCTGCTAAATCAACACATATTTGTAATACATTGTCAGTATATGACACTCTATGATAATTCTCATATTTGTCTTTAACATTACTTAAAATTTGTAATGTCTCACTTTTAGTTGACGGATTAACAATTACTTTTTGGAAACGTCTATCTAACGCCCCATCCTTTTCAATTTGTTTTTTGTACTCGTCTAATGTTGTTGCTCCGATACATTGAATATCACCTCTTGATAGAGCGGGTTTCAAGATATTGGATGCGTCCATTGACCCTGATGCATTACCCGCTCCGACAATTGTATGTATTTCATCAATGAATAAAATGACATTTGGATTCGCCTGAATTTCATCCAAAATAACTTTTAAACGTTCTTCAAACTGTCCACGGTATTTTGTACCGGCAATTACTGAGTTCATCTCCAAAGATAAAATTCGTTTGTCTAAAAGATTTCGTGGACAATCTCCATCATAAATCTTCATAGCGAGACCCTCAACAATTGCAGTCTTACCGCAACCAGGTTCACCAATGATTATGGGGTTATTTTTCTTTCTTCTTGATAGAATTTGAGCAATTCTTAATATTTCCTTTTCTCGACCAACTACAGGGTCTAATTTACCTTCTTCAGCTAGTTTGATTAAATCCCGACTGAAATTGTCTAAAACTGGAGTAGTTGAGTTAGTCTCAATCTTCTGTGGCTTTTTTGAGTTATCGTCAAATGAATCTGTCATAATGTTTTTTTTAAATTTTAATTCAGAAATGTTTAAATTTCAACCTTTGTTGGTTATTCATTATTAAAAATTAACTAACATGGCAATTATTAAGGAAGAAATTACTGGTACAAAAATAATCAATGAGATTAAATCATCCAATCTAAAGAAAACAACTTACGACACTGAGAGTAAAAAGTTAATCGTTGAGTTTAATAACGGATTACAGTATGAATACTCAGATGTCCCACATCAAGTTTACACATCATTTAGAATGGGAGAATCTCAAGGCTCATTTTTTAGTAAAAATATTGCAAAGAAATACAATTATAAAAAGTTATGAAATTCATAATATTTATTAATTGTGAAGGACAACAAAATTATTAAAAGTTTTACATCTCAAGAGACCCTAAATCCTAAAATATGGGATGATGAAGATAATTTGCAAACTAAAGTAAGAGAAAGATTATTAGAAATTGCAAATGAGTTCATAGATTTTTTAGGTGTCCCCATAATTGTTGATGATGTTATTTTTACAGGTTCCCTATCCAATTATAATTGGTCTGAATTCTCAGATATTGATTTACACGTAGTTTGTGACTTTGAGCAATTCAATCAAGAAATAATCGACATCTATAAGGAGTTATTTAAAGTTAAAAAAACAATTTTTAACACTAATCATGACATTACCATTTATGGGTATGAAGTTGAGTTATATGTACAAGACTCAAAAGAAGCTCATTTTAGTTCAGGAGTTTATTCTGTTATGTTTGATGAGTGGATTGAAAAACCTAAAAAAGAAAACCCTAATATTGACACTAAATTATTAAAGAAAAAAATATCTCACTGGGTTGAAATGATTGAAACTATAGTTGATAACTCTAATCTGAAGGAAATTGATGAAGTAAGAGAGTACATTAAAAAATTTAAGGATAAACTTAAAAAATACAGGTCAGTTGGTTTAAAAAAAGAAGGTGAGTATTCTTTAGAAAACTTAGTTTTTAAGTACCTGAGAAGGTCAGGACACCTTGATAAGATATTCAATCTTGAGAATGAGATAGTGGATAAATCTCTTTCATTGTCTTAATTATTTACTTTTTAATATATTTAGAGAAAAAGTTAATCATTAATATATTTATTAATAAAAACTACTATGGCAGAATTCTCTTCAGGTACTTACACTTATGTTGTGGTAAACGCAACTACAGGGACATGTGCAACTTGTGCATCAACGTTACAACCACATCCTGTGTATACACGACCTAATGGTGATACTGTCGTACAATTACAAGCCGTAACCATCGGTGGATTTAACGGATTAAATAGTTAAAAAAATTATTATAAAACAATGAGTAAATTAAGACCAATCGGTAGTGAAAAATTACAAGGTGATGACAAATTAAAACGTATCATGGAAATTGCCCGATACAATGAAGTTATCCCAAACTCAATTAACGAAAACACAAAGACTGAGTACACTATCTCGTTAGTAGATGGTTACACTTATGAAATTGCTAAAGAAAAAATGGGATACGTCATCAAAAAAAGAATTGATGAGTCAAGTTCTGAATATATTGAACCAATGAAGAATAGAAAACATTACAGTTCATATTCTTCGGCGTTAAAAAGATTGAATTTATTAGCAGGAGAACTTAACAGACTTCATGAATCTTCAGAAGGAGTTTCTTTATTTGGTGAACAAAAAAAATATACTTTAAAGTCACCAAAACCAATGGTTGATGACGCATCTACTGAAGCACCATCTGAGGATGAGGTAACCCCTCCATCACCTGAATTACCAGCAGAACCAACGTCGGATGTTACTCCTCCATCTGAAGAAACACCGATGCCACCTGTTGAAGATGAAATGGACTCAGAAATGCCTCCTGTTGAAGATGAAATGGACGTTGAGGTTGAAACTGAAGAAGAGCCTGCCGACGAGGAAGGGACTAGTTTTAAATCAATCCAAAAATTAACAGGTAAGTTGTCTCAAAAATTAAGAGATTTCTCGTCAGATTCTGAGATGACATCTAAAGACATTAAGTATGTTGTAAATTCAATCTTATCGGCATTAAACTTAGATGGATTGGATGAGGAAGATAAAGAAGAGATTATCTCAAGATTTGATGAAGAAGAGGCGGACTACGGTGACATGGACACAATGAAAGATGAGACAGATATGGATATTGAGGATACTGAAGAAATGCCAGCAGAAGATGAAGTGGAAGTTGATACTGAAGTTAAAGAAGAAGATTATGTTGGAAGTGTTATTGATAGTATTTTTTCAGAATCTAAAGTAGATACACTATTACAGAAATATTTTTCAGTAAACGAAAACGAAAAGAAATTTATCGTTGAGAAAAAAGAAATGAAAAAACAATACCTTAAAGAAAAGGTTAAAAATGTTAAAGGTGAAATCCAAAGATTGTCAGAATCAACAAATCAAGCTAAAACATCTTTAGATATTATTAAAAACTTTCCTGAAATAACTTTTGTTGGTAAGACAAATAAGGGTAACTTAGTATTTGAAAACAATAATAAGCAACTTAAAGTTAATCGCTCAGGAAATATTTTATGAATTATTTAGTTTTTGTTAATGGTTTAGGCGCCAATTACAAGGGAAATAAAACGTATGAGTTTATTTTTGCAAAAACTAATGAGGTATGGGGTGATGATTGGGATAGTGAACCGGCTAACGGAAATCCAACACCACCTGACACAAGTGAGATTATAAAAGTAGGAGTTTTGAATAGAGAAGAAATTGATATGGAACTCATTCAGGACTCCGATTTTTTTTCTATGAAAGATGCGGTTGATAAAGTTGTTGCGTTGGGATGGGAAAAAGATAAAGATAAAAAAAATAGAATGGTTTTCCATTATGGAATGACCGAACAAGAGGTGAAAGACAAATTGTACGAACAAGACATAATATTAGAATTTTATAAAGAATTTCAATCATGAAAAAGACACACCAAGAAAAGTTTAACGATATGTTAAATGAAGGATTCTCAAAGAAAACGCTCTTAAAGATGAGTGAGACTCAATTATCAGGATTACATAAAAGAATTGTTAGTGAACAAACATCGGGTAAAGTAACTATGAAGGCTTCAAATGCGGACCCTAATAAAGTTAAAGAGTTAGCGGGTCAAGGTATTAATGTTGAGTTAACTGAGAAAAAAAATCAAAAAAATAAGAAAAAAAATCCATGGGCAATTTGCACATCTAGTTTGTCAGACGAGTTCGGAACTTCAGAAAGAAGTGAGTGGACAAAATCACAAATGAAAAAATATGAAAAATGTGTTTTAGGTGTTAAAAAATCTATTAAGGAAGGTAGAAACCCTTACGAGTACTTGATTGAAAGTATGATGGAGAGTATTATTGAATCTCACTTAACACCAAAAATGAGTAAATCAGAATTATTAGGTTTCATTCAAGAAACTACAAAAGAGAAGGAAAAAACAAAGGAGAAGGAAAGAACTACAACACCACAACGTAAAAATCCGTATAAACCTGCCCCTAATACTGACCCAGCACCTAAAGGAGCTGGAACTAAAGAAAAAGAAAGAACTAAGGAGAAGGAGAAAACTACCACCCCGCAACGTAAAAATCCGTATAAACCAGCACCAAACACTGACCCAGCACCAAAAGGTAAGAGAAAGAATGACTTACCAGGTTTTTTGAAATTTGATACATTGAATATAAAGTTTAACAAGAATTGAAATGAATAAAAATAAATTAGTTAATAGATTAGTTAAGAGACTTAATGAGGCCCCGATTGAATATGAGGGACCTGAAAAAATGTCTCCAGACATTCAGTCTAAGATTGAGAAGGGGGAAACTCCTTTTTCAAAGTCTAAGGCATTTCCTGAGATTACACCTGAAGGACCTGGTAAACCATCTTCATTTGAGGAATTAGTGGCATCTAAAAGATTTAAAGATGTTATTAACAACTTGAAAAGATATACAGGTATGCAAGATGTGATGTCTCAAAATGCAATGATGCAACTTCAGATGATGGTAATGAGGGGGATGCAAGAAATTGCTCAAATTGAAAGTGAGAATAAAGAATATCTCGAAGAACTTGCGGTTGAATTAATTAAAAAAGAATTTGCAATTCCTGAAGGAGCGTTACAATTTGACGCTCAACTTACAAAACCAGGTGATATTGGCTCTGAAGGATTTAAACAACAAGGTGAACAACCTTCAGAAGAAGAGGTTGAAGATATGTTTGGTGATAATGAAGAAGAACTTGACGACTTCATGGATGCGTTTGAGAAATTTGATTTGGAGAAGGCTAAAAGAAGATTCATCAATTCATTAATTCAAGGAGCAGCTAAGAAATCATCATATATGTTTGAGTTGTTAAATAGAGAATTAAATGCAATCAATCCGAGATTATTAAATCTTTATGGTGTGTTTATGTCTTTTGCGGATTCATTGTATTGGTTAATGCCTGACTCAATGGTACAAGGAATGGCGGGAAGTGGCGAGGCAACTTATGGTAAGTCTGAATTAGATGCTAAAACTGACCCCCCAACCGTTAAGGCTCGTGGTGTTAATTTACCAATCTTAATTCATGAATTAGCTAAAGGTGTTATGGAAATCGCAGGAACCTATGGTTTACCTCAAGATAAGAGAAGACAAGAGGCGGTTTTAAAATCTGAAGATACTATTGTCGGTGAGATTTGGGATATGAGATTAGGTCCTGTTATTTGGGAAAAATTTAGAGAATCATATCCTGATGAATTATTTGAAGATGATAAGAGAAATCTACAACAATATTTCATGGTTAAATTTGCTGAGTTGTCTGCTGAAGAATTTATGAAGATGGCTAAAGAAATTTTATCAGGTAGCGACAGAGGTAAAAAGATGGTGAAAAAGATGGTCGACGAAATCATTGAAGAATTAAAACAAGAAGATTTTGAAGATGCTATTGGTGGGGAAGATGACGATGATGACGATATGGATGACTTCCTAAAGAGTTTAGGAATAGGATAATATAAACCCCTCAAAAGAGGGGTTTCTTATTTAAGATAGGTTCATATATTTATTTCATATGGGTTTAAGTAAAGAAGCTGTATTAATGGAATATGCAAAGTGTATGAAATCTACTCCATACGCATTAAAGACGTATCTCCAAACATACGATAATACGGTTCAAAAATATGTTCCGTTAGAATTATTTCCTGACCAAGTAAGTTTGGTTGAGGACTATGAAAACTTCAATGAAAACATTGCATTAAAATATCGACAAGCAGGTGTATCGACAGTGACTGCTGCATGGTCATCTAAAAAACTTGTATTTGCCAAAAAGAATAGTCCTGAAAAGATACTTGTAATCGCAAATAAATTAGACACTGCGGTTGAGGTTGCAAATAAAATTAGAGGATTTACGGACCAATGGCCATCGTGGGTTGGTGTTACCTTTTCCGCTGAAAAGAATTCACAACGACATTTTAAATTAACAAATGGTTGTGAGGTTAAGGCGGTAGCAACATCTAAAGATGCCTTACGTGGTTATACCCCAACAATATTAATATTTGATGAGGCGGCATATATTGAAGCGGATGAGGATTTTTGGGCGGCTTGTATGGCGTCCTTATCTACAGGAGGTAAGGTAATTGTGGTCTCAACTCCAAACGGGTTTGACCCGATTTATTATGAAATATATGACCAAGCATTAAAAGGGATGAATGAATTCAAAATCTCTGAGATGGTTTGGTGGAAGGACCCAAGATATGCTAAGGATTTACAACTAATAAATGTTAAAGATGTAATTCATTATTATCTCAATAGACATGAATATCAAAACGTTGAGATTGTTAATTATGATGGTAAGGAAAAGAATTTTGATGAAATCCGTGAATTAATTAAACAAGGATATAAACCATCGTCATCTTGGTATGAGGCAATGGTTAAAAAGTTAAAATACGATAAACGTAAAGTTAATCAAGAATTGGAATGCGCATTTCTTGGCTCTGGTGACAACGTATTTGATTCAAATTTACTTGAAAAAATTAAGGATGATTATATCCGAGACCCCGAAACCACAATGATGGGTGGGGGATTATGGATTTGGAAGGAACCCGAAATTGGTAAAAAATATATAATGGGGGTTGATGTTAGTAGAGGAGATAGTGAGGACTTCTCAACATTTCAGATAATAGATTTTGAATCAAGAGAACAAGTAGCTGAATTTATAGGTAAGTTACCACCCGATACTCTAGCTGAGGTATGTTTTAAATGGGGTAATATGTACAACGCATTCATTGTAATTGATATCACTGGTGGTATGGGTGTCACAACATCTTTGAGACTACGAGAGTTAGGGTATCGAAATATGTATGTAGATGGATTAGATACTACAAACAAATGGAAATATGACCCTAAAATTAATGAAAAAATACCTGGAATTAATTTTAATGCTAAAAGGGTTCAAATCATTGCAACTTTTGAAGAATATCTTAGACATGGGTTAATTATAAGGTCAAAAAGGTTATTAGGTGAGATGCACACATTTGTTTACGTTAATGGAAGACCTGACCACCAAAAGGGACAACATGATGATTTAATCATGTCAGTTGCAATGGCGATTTATGTTGGGGAGTCATCATTTACTTCATTGAATAAAGTTGCAAATCACACCAAAGCAATGATTGACTCTTGGCAAGTAAACACAAACACGTCAAAACCAGTTGATATGATGATGCCGGTGATATCGGAGTCAAATTATAAAACTAATCAACCAACCAAAAGTGACTATGAAAACTATTTATGGTTATTCAGAGGATTATAAAGTAAATAAAGTTTATAGTCAAAAAAAAAATATTATAATTAAACATGAGTGAGAATAAACTAACTATTTGGCAGAGGTTATCACAAACTTTTGGACCTAATTCATTATTAGGACAAGATTACCCTACATATAAGTTTGACAAACAGGAATTATTAAGAACAACGTCAAAGGAAGACTACGAACTTGAGAAGCTCCAAGCCCGTCAAACAATGTACTTGGCAAATCAATGGGGTAAAATTGAAAACAATTTATATACACAAGCAGTATATTATGAACCAACAAGATTAGCGTCTTTTTATGATTATGAATCAATGGAGTTTACTCCTGAGATATCCGCAGCTTTAGATATATATGCTGAAGAATCAACCACAGTCGATGCTAATGGATATATGTTACAAATATATTCTGAATCAAGAAGAATTAAATCAATACTTGCGGACCTTTTTAACAACGTTTTAGACATTAATACAAACTTACCTATGTGGGTAAGAAATACATGTAAATACGGAGATAATTTTGTTTATTTAAAATTAGACCCTGAAAAAGGTATTGTTGGATGTATGCAGTTACCAATTATTGAAATTGAAAGATTGGAAGCAGGAATGGGAGCTCACTCAACCGACTCTACCACTGACCCAACAAAAAAACATTTAAAATTTAGATGGAAACAAAAAGATTTAGATTTTAACACATGGGAAATTGCCCACTTTAGATTATTAGGGGACGATAGAAGATTACCATATGGTACATCTATGTTAGAAAAAGCAAGACGTATTTGGAAACAATTATTACTATCGGAAGATGCAATGTTAATTTACCGAACATCAAGAGCACCTGAAAGACGTGTATTCAAGGTATTCGTTGGTAATATGGACGATGCGGATGTTGAACCGTATATCCAAAGATTTGCAAACAAATTTAAAC